CATCAAGGCCCGCTTGGCGTGCCGCGTCGCCGCCAGGGCAACCTCCGGCCAGCGCGCGGTTGCGAACATCCCCACCTGCCAGACGCCCGGCCACACCTCGCAGGCACCAAAGGCCGCGACCGGCGCGCCGTCGTCAGCCGCCGCCACGAAGCCCAGCCGGCAGGCGTCGGCCGTGCGCGCCACCAGGGCGCTGTCCAGCCGCCACGTCGTCGCCGCCAACTCCTCGCGGTCGGCCTGGCGCAGGTTGTAGGCGATATGCTCGACGGACCCGCGGTCCAGCGGCAGCAGCTTCACAGCGCCAGCGGGTCGTAGTCGGAAAGCGCCCCGGCGCGCGGCTCGCTGAGGCCGTAGCCCAGCGGGTCGTAGTTGGTGTGCTGCATCAGCGGCGCGCCCTTGCTCGCCTCCGAGCGGATCAGCGACTTGCCCTCGCCCGCACCCAGCATCAGGTACTGTAGCGCCTCGCAGGGATGCGAGAAGGCATTCTTGTCCGGCACGTCGCGGAACCGCTCCTGCCCCGAGACCTGGATGCGCCGGTAGGCATAGCCGCCGCCCATGCCCTTCCGGATCATGCGGCAGCCCGGGTCAACCACCAGGCCAGGCTCACCGTCGATCAGGCGCCCCAGCGGCTTGGCGACAGCCTCGCGCCGCAGCACGAAGTCGTTCGATGGCGCCGGGCGCGCCATGATGTTGCCGGCGCGAAGGATCTGGAACGGCGTCGTTTCGTCGGTCTGCGCCCGGTTGTCGCCGGACGGGTCACCGAAGATGCCGCCGACCGGCACGCCCTCGTACCGCTCGCGCATCCGCTGCCCCAGCATTTCCGTAAAGCGCAGCGCGCCCATGTCCTCACACACCAACTCGTCAATGACGCGCCAGCGGCCCAGCACGTCGCGCTGCCCGAAGGCAGCGGCCGGCGTCAGGCCGAAGTCGATTCCGACCCACAGCTCGCGGCGCGGGTCCAGCGGAGCCGGGCGGCAGTGCATCCCATCCCGCCACTCGGGATAGACCGGCTTCCCGTCCTGCACGAAGCCGTAGTCGCCGTGGACGTAGACCTTGATCCACTCGGCATCCTTGCCGGCCTTGGCGCGCTCGTAGTAGCCGGCCGGCAGGTTTGCCAGGTTCTCGGCGGCGGGGCCATCGCCCGCGGGTTGGCCGAAGAACGCGAAGCCCTCGGGCTGCCGCTCCTCGGCGAGCTTGTACCACCAGTGGTCCGTGTCCGGCGGGTTGGTGTCCAAGATGATGCCGAACCAGGACGCCCCGCCATCCTTCACCGCCGGATAGCGCCCGACGCGGCCCGTGAGCCCGTCCAGGATCGCCTTCGGCACCTCGCGCGCCTCGTTGATCCAGGCGCCGGTCAACTCCATCGACAGCAGCTTGGCAACGTCCTGCGGCCGGTCCAGGGCCACGAACCACACCTGCAGCTCAACGTCCTCAAACCGCAGCAGGTGCTCTTTCGGCGTCGCGCTGTCCGTCCACTTGCCGACCGACGGCGGCACCCACTGGTGCCAGGTCTGGATCGTCGTGGTCTTGAGCTCCGGGTAGGTGTTGCGGATCACCGCCCACCTCGAACGCCGCACACCGTCCGGCCCGGGCCGCTGCATCGCCGCGCGGCGCAGAATGTCCATGACGCAGGCCGTCGACTTGCCGGAACCAATCGGGCCCCGCAGGCCGCGCACGAAGGCATCCGACTTGAGAAAGGCCCGGGTCGTCTCGCCGGCCGGCGTGTAGCGCCAGCCGAGCGCGTCAGCCATCGAGGGCAATTGCGAAGCTCACCTTGACCGCGCCCTCACCCCCCTCGCCCGTGACCGCCTGCGCCGGCTTGCCGTAGCGGCGGTTCAGCACCTCCTGCGCCGCCGCGAGTTGCACGCGCTCATCCTTGCTTTCCAGCAGCTTGACGATCTTGCGCCAAGCCGTGACCGCATCCTTCTCGGCCAGCTTCCGCACGTCATCGGCCAGTTTCGAGCGAGCGCCCTTTGGCCGACCGGAGCCAGGGCGCGGACCACCGCGCGCCATGTTTCGATTTCCTCTGGTTTCGGGGCTTAAAAATCAAAGCGCCCGGCGCAGGTTTCCCCGGCCGGGCGCAAATCGAGATGCTGCCGAATCCTACTGGCGTCGCTGTCCCGGGTCAAGGGGCGCGTTGCCTCACGGCGGCCGACCGCAAAGCCGCGATGCCGGCGCGAAGGTGGGCAACGGTCAGGTCTTCGTCGCTGACTGTTGCCCACCTGTGGCCTCCCGGGCAGAGGAACGCGGGATGGCCCCGGCACGAGCCGATTTGCATCATCAGGCTCTTCGGCCACACATCCCTGTGCCACCGCCGCCCGCAGACCGTGCAAACTGCGCCGAACTCCCGGGCCAGCCTCCTAGCCACTGCGAAGGCATTAGACCCGCTGGCGCTCCTCACCCCTGCGATGCAGGCCGCGCGAATGTCCGCATCGGAGACGTGGGCGAGCGCCGGGAGGCACCGCACGCGCGCCGCCAGAAGCTGTCTCCGAGACGCCAGCGCGCCCATGCTAGCCCAGCGACAACACTGCGGCCGTTGGCAGCCCGCCGGCAAAGCCTGCCTGCACTAGGTCGACCTTCTGGGTCTCGATCACGCCCTCGCAAAGCCGCGCCACCGCGTTTGCTTGCTTGATGGTGATTTCGCCCTTCTCCAGCCGGCGCAGCGCCAGGACCAGCGCGTTGCGAAGTTCCGCAGTCGTGGTTGTAGAACTCAATGGTCTTCTCCTTTGCACAAAGATTGAACTTCACGCCGCCACCCCTTGAGCACCCCGTACAGGTCCAGGCCCAGGCCCAACTCGTCCCTGGCCCAGCCGTTGCGGCGGCGGCGCTCGCGCTCCACGGCGCGGCACGACTTGCCATAGCCCAGCACGTCCATGATCGCGGCGTGGCTGATGCCCCGGCGGGTGCATTCCTTGCCCCAGGCGAAGTAGTCGAACAGCAGCGTGGCGACCCAGGCGGGGTCGGGCCGCGGTCCGCCCTCGTTGTCCTCCCGCATGGCGCGGGCCAGGAGCGATTGCTGGAGCCCCAGGCCACGGTCCAGCACGGCGAAGGCGCCGCCGATGCGGCAGGCCGCGCGCTCGTGGTCCGGCACCTTGGCGAGGGATGCCCACAGGGCTGCCTCGCTGGAGCGGCGCATGGCGACGCCGAGCGTGATGGGGCGGCCGGTCGGGCTGATGCCGGTAATTTCGACTGCGGTCAGGGGCTCGGCGCGGATGATCTGCGCCTTGGCCGCCGCGCGCTCTGCCTGCGCGTTCGCCGCTGCGGTGCTGCGGCGGTCCTGCATGTCGAGATAGCGGTTCTCCAGCCGCCGGGCATAATCCGGGTCGCCACCCGCGCGCTCAAGGATCGCCGCAACAGCCGCGTCGGCGTCGGCGAGGGTGCCCAAGCGATCCGGCTCGTCTCGCTGGTAGTACACGGGCTTGCGCTTCTTGTCGGTCATGGTCATCGCCTCCATCACGCCACCGTCCCTTCCACCGCCAGCCGCTGCACACCCTCCGGCCCCGGCCATACTGGCTCGACCGTGATGCCGAGCACCCGCAGCTCGTGCGCCAGGTCATGCGGCAGCGACGCCTTGCCGCCGGTGCGGGTGATGAAGGCGCTGGCGTTGTTCATGGCCCGCAGCTCGGGGCCGCCGATGGGGCCGGGGGTGCGGAAGCGGATCATCGGGCGTCCTCCATGCGGCGCACGGCCGGCGTGATGCCGCCGCCCTCGGCCCGGCGCAGGATCTCGGCCATGCGCTTGCGCCGGCGGCCGCGCCAGTCGCACTCGCCGTTCAGCTCGGCCAGCGAGGGCCACCAGGTGCTGTTGCGCGCCCAGGAGCGGCAGGCGGTGCGGACGACGTCCAGCGGCCAGGCGGACAGTTCCTCGGCCATGACGCTGATCGCCGCGTCGGTGATGGCCGGGTCCTCGGCGCGGGCCTTCGTCACCAGGCGCAGCCGCATCAACTCGGCCACGACCTCGGCGACCGGCGCCGGGGCGACCAGCGGTTCCAGGGCGTCCAGCGCGGCGCGGGCCAAGTCGGGCGGGATCCTGCCGTGGACCTCGAAGTCGAGGAAGTCGAAGCCGGGGCTGAACTTGGCGTGCAGCTGCGGCAGCTGGCGGCCGAGCATGTCGACCACCTCCGTCGCGCCGATGTAACTCCCGACTGCCTGCAAGGCTTGCCGCCCGATGATTTCGACCGCTGTGCCCGTCATGTCCTGCCTCCTGCCATCCGTCGTTCCGTTGCATCCGCGATGCGCCGCGCCCGCTCGGCCAGGGTCTCGCCCGTGGCCTGCTGCTGCCGGGCGGGCGGTCCGGTGCCGGCGCGCCTGCGCTTGACCTCCTCCGCGCACCAGCGGCGCCAGTCGGCGACGGGGTCGGCGGGCGTGATGCCGGCGGCCATGCGGTGGTCGCGCCAGGACTGCCAGACCTC